AGAATTTATTATTCTGCACATTTTATTTTGACGGCCTTACGGCCTTGGACTTTGTCCTAAATTTTTCATCTTGCTTTATCCTCATATAGGAAACAGCACCTCGTGTTAAATTGGGCTAAGTCCCACTTTTTCACTTGCTGTTAGCTTCTTATATTTGCATGAACCTTTTTGCGAAATTATCAAGATAGATAACATCACTATTTCTGACCTATGAACTTATTCGATGAGAGTTCACAACCTTACCCCATCAACTAAGCTGTTAGTTGTGTTAACGGGACAGCTGCGTGACCATTGCTCACGTGTAAGAGACCAAGTGTCTCGACCCTTTTACTATGTTTCGGGTTCGAAACATTTTACAGATTCCCCTTGTGATAGGTTAAAATCACACTTTGCACGTTAATTGCAACCTACCATCCATATATTACAGATATTTGGCGTTTTTTATCTGAAATTATGGTGGTAGAAGAGTTTATCAATACTTCTCAAAATGTATAGTCGTAGTGAAGATGACTTCAGTACGGGGCCCTTGCAAGGCCTCTGAAATAGCTCTATTACTTTATCACGCACTCTTGTATATTCAGTTATGAATATTCTGCAAATTACGGTGTTGACACTGAAATTATTAATAAAATTATTAGGATATCTTGTGAGATCCCACCTTTGTTCACATGCGGTGTGTTTACTTAGGATGGCCAATTAGCTTTATTTTCCTTATATAATAAAATATACTTTCATGTACCTTGCTTTGAACCCGGAGTTGATGTTAGTCAAGGTAAAATTCACCCAGTCCCTAGATGAGCCTAAGGACCGAATTGATATAGATTTGCAAGGCCTGTTATGCTATATGAACAAGTTTTTAAACTTATCTAAAATCGCCGACCTGAACGTATGTTCAAATACCCCGGAGAAGTATTACTCCGTTTATCATCACATTAGTGATGACGAGCAACAAATTTTACAAACCAAAATTTCATGCAGTAAATTTCCTACTCAAAACATGTATTTGCAAGAGTGTAAATTAAAACTGTGTGATACATTACCTGAAAGTGATGAATTGTTTTGTCGTGGGATACGAGATTTGGAATTACAATCCTTCAATCTTGATTTTGTTGGACAAATATCGGAACGCTTTCAAAACTATATAGGTAACATATCACCTTCCACACAAACGTTTGTTAAGGATATCTTTTTTACGTTGGCGTGGGTTTTGGGACGTCTACCTAAAGTCCAAGACTTTCAAGATGTTTTAGCTATTGGTGATTACGTTACTCGTATACATTTTAACAAACCTATTGGTACTTTCATTTTCGATACTATTTTTGATTTTGATTCCAATGGTGTAGCACAATCTTCAGATTGGACAGTCCTGAAGGATTTGGTGTCCTCCTACGAGGCACTTAGAACCCATCCAGCTGTTATAAAATTTATTAAAGTAATTTCAC